CTGCGGCGTCGCCTTCGGTAAAGTTGAGGGCGGCAGCGGTGTTGCTGTCCACGCCCGATTGGGTGGTGGTTGTCATATTGGTTTACTCTTTAGGGGAAAGTAACTGCGTCTTTTGGTAGACCCAGTCAGTGAGTTCAGCAGTGATGCTCTGTAGCGCTCGGATATGGAAGTAAGCAATCTCTCGCTTCTCTTTGTCTTCCGGGGCACTCATCGTCATCACGTTGAGTTGTTCGTTATATAGCTCGTTGATGGCAACCGTGAAGGCCTCTGTTTCCAGAAGCACCTCAGCGGCAGTGCCACGTTTGAGCGTGAGTTCTTCGCTCATGTCTTATCAGTTAGGGGAGACAATCGCCTTAGCGGACGCAGGGTCAGCCGCAGCCATTTCCTTAGCCTGTGCCATCTCTTCAACAGCGATAGCAGCCTTGGAGGTGACTTCGTATTCCTTTATGTCCAGTTCGCGATCCTTGATGGCCTTCTCGAGTTGAAGCTTGAGTTGATCAAGTTGGGCCTGCATCTGTTCGATACTGATGTGACCTGTAACCTTGGTAGACGAGGTTTGAGCAACAGCTTCTTGCACGGCAACCTTGCGTTCCTCGAGTTGCAGTTCCTTCATCTTGATCGGATCAGGCTGAGGTGCAGGCAGGGTCTTCGGATCAGTCAGGAACAGTTGAGCGTCCTTGATACCGAGCTTCTCGAGCACCTTGGACTGCAGGGCAAACGCGTTAGCCTCGGTGTACATACGGGCCATCTTGGGGTCCTGGGAGAACGCCTGATGTGCCTTCATGTACTTCGTGGCGTCTTCAGCTTGCGAGGCGGCGCCGAGGTGGAGTTCCACGGTACAGGTGACTTCCTCGGTCCACTCTTCAACAGAGACGGGGACGAATTTACCAGCGACACGGAGAACCTTCTGCTGCTTCTCGTTCTGGATGACCAGTCGGTAGACCTCGAGATACAGAGGCTTGATGAACTGGTTAGCGAAGTTACGGGCCATGATCTTCTCGCGTTGCTGCGAGAGGGACACGAGACCTTCCACCATGCCTTGCGAGTTCTGCTTCGACAGGGCATCCTTATTGAGACCTTGGGACAGCTTCGAGACACCAGTGACCTCTTCCTTCTCCTCATCTAGAAGCTGAAGCGTCTGGAACACGAATGGATTCAGCCCCGGCTGTGGAAGCGGGATGAGACCATCAGGACGTGTGACGTTGACCAGACCACCAATGCGGTTCTCTAGGAGTTCCTTGGGGTTCGTCAGGGCACCCTTCACCACCATCATGCGAGGGTTATTGGTGATGACCGTGTGGTCCAGGATGCCCCGGGTCAGCACAGTGCGTGCGTTCTGCGTGGGGATCACTCGGGCCGCATAGTTCGAACCATAGAACGCATGGGGAACCGGGGTAGGACAGAAGTGCAGGAAGGGCTTCTTGTCCACTTCCTCTTTGTCAAGGATCACCGAGCCAGCCATGGTGACCTTCCAGAGCTTCGTGACGCCTGTGCCCTTCATGTCTAGGTACAGGTAGCACTCGTGGACCAGGACGCCCTCAGAAGCCTCTTGCAACTCCGAGTCTTCATCACTGAGCAAGGAGGCCCCGATGTCCTGGAAGCGGGTGATCTTCTCCGGGTCCATGTTGAGCGAATCGTCCGAGCCTTCACCGCTAATCTCAGCGATCTTCTTCGGGTCGTACCCGGCTTCCTTGAGGTCCGATTTGGTCTTACGGGTACGGTGAGCTACGAACTCAGCATCTTCAATCGAGGAAGCCGTGGAGGTGATCAGGAACTCTTCGGGCGGAATGTTGACGATCTTGACTTGCGAGCGGTCAACCTTGCGGGTGAGCGTACCTTCACAGAGGCCTGTTTCTTCGTCGTGCTCGATCTCGATACTGACCACATCCGGCTGTTCAGCGAGGAGATCCGCCTGCTCGATAGGGATGTCGTTGAACGTCTCTATGACTTCCTCGTCACAGTCTTCCCAGTAGACCTTCACGATTCCCACGCGGGCGATAAGGCCATCGTGGATCAGTTGGGAGAAGATGCTGTACGAGTCGTTCTGCCTGTGGACCACGTAGTCCGCGTAGGCCGTAGCGATCTTCATCGCATCGACATCATTAGCCGTTTGCGGATCGAAGGAGACGATGTTGTTTCCTGCAGAGAACGTTTCGAGCAAGACGGCCTTCAGGGACTCCACGGCGTCAAACACATCCATCGAGACGTACTTGCTGTTCCCTGCGTGCGAGGGGGCAGGCTTGGTGCCCTGGTAGTAATCAAGCACGTTCTGGCGCTCGTCGGAGAGCTTGGAGTCGTAGTAGACCGACGAGGTTTTAATCTGCCTCTCGACAAGGACTGCCAACTCTTCCTTCGACACCGGCTTGAACTTGTCTGAAGCTTTAGCCATTGTTTAAATCATCTCAAAGTAGAAGTCATCGGTAACCGCGATGGGTACGTAGTGACCTTCGTGAATAAAGTTCGCAATCGCTAGGGACATCACGCAATCATCGAAACACCCTGCTTCCGCCTCCAGCTTTCCATCGTCTTTGACCACGTAAGTCATACACTCACGGAGGGTGAGCTTGTCGTTGACTACGATGTCGTTCTCCCGCAGGGCTGCGCGGAGTTTGTCGATAATGAGAGGCTTGGTCTTGACCGTAGTACGGAAGCCGTAGGTCACGGTCTCCGCTTCGGTCTGCTTGTCTACCTGTGTTTCGAAGTAGATATTTGGGTACGCAAGGTCTTTGCCGAGGCGCGTTGCGGTGAGGATGCCGTGGTTGTTGTTTTCCACTGCGATCTTGGCTGTGTTGAAGAAGTAGCCGAGCTTCTCTAGGACGGTCGCAAAGTAATCAGGGTGAACCTGAGACCTGTAGATGCCTACCTGCTGTTTCTTGCTGTCTAGGATCTGAGCTACGGACCAGTCACCACCTCGGACACCCATGGCAACGTCTGCGCCAATGTAGTAGGTCTCCCCTGGCTGATGGTGCTGATAGAGCAGCAGAGACCCTCTAGGAGCCTCTTCGAACTCTTCGCTGATTAGCTCGAGCCTGGAGACGACCTCAGGAGACTTCTCGATGAGACCTTGGAGTTGCTGCGGGTTGAACACAGGGCGCCCAGAGGTCAGGAAGGCTTCGTCAGCGTGACAGGGGTATTCCTGGTTAAACATTTCGACCCCGTTGACGGCAATCTTTCGCCTACGGAACATCAATTGTTCGTTGTCCAGGCCATACTTCTTGACGAGATCATCTTCCTCAGGGGTTCTTTCGAAGCCTTCAGGGACGCTCATGCGGTACTCTTTCTGGACGAACCACGGGATAAAACAGGCGTGGAATTCGTTAGTACCGTTTACAGCGTTCGTCCAAATATCGTAAAAGGGGTTTCCGATACCATTCGCGGTTGACTCCACGAAGATGAAGGTCCCCTTGGCGTTCGGGATCGCTTGGAGCAGCCCATTTATGTTGTCTTTCGCAGTCGCGGGTGGGTAGAACGCCGCCTCTGAGAGGTGTGCAAGCTGGATCGTTTCCCCACGCCCGACACCTTCTCCACCTGCGGTAGCAACCATGTAGGAGCTATCCAAGAGGTCGAATGCAAGTTCCTTGCGGGAGCTATACTTGGTGTGGGGCTTAAGGATCTCGGGACATTGCTCGTGGTACCGCTTAGTCATCTCAAAGAGGGCCTTAGTGCTCTCCCCGAGATGGGTCATGACAATCGCTTTGACTGCCTTCCGTTGCGACACCCACCAGTACAAAATCCCTTCAATTATGGTCGAGAGGCCTTGCTGTCGTCCCTTGAGGACCACAATCCGAACCTTCCCGGTTGACTGAAGTTGGTCAATGACCGTCTTCATGAAAATCTTTTGAGCGTCGTTCAAGATCAAAGGAGAGATGGTGCCCTCCTTCGTCCGAATCTTTAGACACTTCTCTGCGTAAAAGGTGAAGTCCTCATAGAGACGCTTCCGTACTTCCGTTACTTTGTCCATAATGTCCCTTGGTCTTGAGGTAAGCAATCGCTGCCTCTAAGACGGAGGGCGAATCGTTAAGAAGGCCGATACCTGTGTTGCACTTATGACAGAGCAAGCCACGGACCTCGCCTGATATGTGGTTATGGTCTACTACCACTCCCTTTGGAGTACTCAGAGATAGGGACGAGCTACAGATCCCACACGCCCCGCTCTGATCCTCCCAGAGGGCCATGAAGGCTCCCTTGGAGAGTCCATAGCGTTTCTGAATGCCGTACCACCGTGCGTACTCTTGGTACTCAGGGGTGTACTGCCGCTTCCTACCTGTCTCAAGACTCTTCGCCTTATGACAAGCCTTGCACCATGAATCCAAGCCATTCAACTTCCGAGGAGACTTGTAAAATGCGTCTCGCGGCTTTTCTTCAGCGCACTTGACACACTTCACAAGTTCACTCATTACTCTTTGATTCCTGCTTCATTCGCGAGATCGTTGAGGAAATCCTCTGCTCGCTTCACGTTAAGGTTGGTCTCCGCTGCGGGCTTCGCCATCGACCACTCAAGGACAGTCCGCGCGAACGCAAGTTTGTCCTTGGGCAGAAGATCCTTGCGGCGCATCTCGGTGACCACGGTTTCAAATGCTTCCCGAGCCGCTGCATCCTTCGGGATCACGATTCCTTTGTCTTCCATAGCTTTCACAATTACCTTCGCCTCAGC